TTACTGTTGTCGTAATAGAGTTTTACAGCACCGTTTTCGTATCCTTCAAAAATATATTCATTAGCAGCAGCATTCATAAATACATAATTTGCTCCTGTGAAGCGGTTGTAAGACCCATCATGGTAGATTTGTAGATCCTGCGAAGCTCCTAGCTGTAGTTTTCCTGAGTCATTTGCAATATTAACGTTTCCAGAACTTGTTATTCTTAATCTTTCTACTGGATTTAAAGAACCATTTGTTCCATCTGTATAAAAAGACAAGCCCACTTTATGATTTGCCTCATTTGTTGGTCTTATATCAGCAGCACCAAATTGACTTGCTCCAAATCTTAAAAAATCAAATGGATTGGTAGATTGATTTCCTCCAATATTTACACCACTACTTGTTGTCTCAAACTTCTTAACGTTGTCGTAATAAAGGTTTACGGCTCCGTCTTCAAACGCTTCTAAGATAGTTTCACTAAATCCTGCATTATAAAATTTATAAGCATTAGATGTAAACCGTAATTCACCTGTACCAGTATCTTGAATATAGGAGTTTGACCCATCATGGTAGATCTGGAGATCAGATGAATTACCAAAATAAGCTCGTTTACCATCAGCCCAATTCATTCCTCCCGAATTGGTTTCGCATTGTTTAACGCCGTCGTAATAGAGTTCTACTGCTCCGCCTTCGTCTGCTTTGATAAGATTTTCACTATTGTCTTCAGTGTTAAGTCTAAAAGTATCACATTGTATTCTTAAATTACCTGTTGAATTTTTTATATTTGAATGAGAGCCATCATGGGAGATCTCGAGATCATTTGATAAACCAAACGTTAATACACCAGAATCATTAGGTATTCTTACTTTTCCATCACTTAGTAATTCCAACCTTTTAGATAAGGTAGTTCCACCATCAGAACATGTACGGAAAGTAATCCTTCCAGGCATATCTCCTGCACCTGGCGTATTATCTACCTCACTGATAATATCTGCGGCCAGTCTATATGCACTACCATCCCATCCTTTAAAAGCAATAGTTCCTAAATCATCATCATCCTGTACAATAGTTTGTCCACCAGAACCACCTCTAGACTTTTGAAGAACTAAAGCTGAATCATTAGCATTATCTACATGTGTCTCTATCTTTAGAGTGTTTCCTACAGTATCTAAAATATGTAAATCACCATTTATCTGAGCACCATCAGTAGTTGTCTCAAATTTCTTTGAGCCATCCCAGTAAAGTTCTACGGCTCCATCTGGAACTATTTGTATTCCATAATCATCTGCATTATTCGCTTTAATAATTAAGTTACCACTAATATTTTGAATATAAGAATTGCTTCCATCATGCCAGAGTGTTAGATTTGCTCCTCCTCCTAATTCTAGTTTTGTGCCATCAATTAGTAGACAACCTGTATCAGTAGTCTCAAGCTTCTTAGAGTTGTCGTAATAGAGTTCTACGTTTCCGCCAGAGTTACCAGTTCTAATATAATTTTTATCAGCAGCATTATTCATTAAACGAATAGTATCACTCCTAATTTTCAAATCACCAGTTGCATTAATAATTTGAGAATGCGAAACACCATGGTAAATCTCTAAATCGTTCCCTGTTCCAAATCTAATTTTAATACTATCATTAAAGTCTACTCCTGTTCCACCACCTACTCCTCCTGGTCCAGTAGCCCAGGTTAAACCACCAGTATTACCTGATTGTTTTTGTAGATATTGACCATCGCTTCCAGCATTACTAATTTTTAAATTAGCTTCATCAACTACATTATTAGCAATAACTGTAGCACCATCAGCAGTAGATGTTACTTCACCAGTATGGTTTGGGTGTGTGTAGTTATTAGCTGAGGTAGCGATACCATCAAGCTTTGTGTGGTCAGCGTCTGTAAAGACATTAGAATCAGTAGCACTATCTACTAAAGTCCTTATCTCAGCTGCTGTTTGATCAGCTGTTGCATTAGCTTCTATTGCATTTAGTTTTGAATGATCTGCATCTGTAAAGACGTTTGAATCATTTGCAGCTTCTACAGCTGCTCTAATCTCAGCATTGGTTTGATCACCTGTTGCTCCTGTTTCAATACCAGCTAATTTTGTTTTTTCTGCACTGGTTAATGCTGTACCTCCAGATAACATTGCATCTGTGACAGTACCTGTATCTCCAGTTGTGACAACATTACCTGTGACGTTAGGTAAGGTTATAGTTCTATCTGCTGTAGGGTCAGCAGCAACTAATCTTGTTTCATTTGCGTCTTCTGTTGAACCTTCAAATTGAAGACCGAACCCTGGACCCATTAAGAAGTCACCTTGCATAGCAGTATCGCCCAAGGTGCTCATCGCATTATTATCGACCTCTTGTGCTACATAAAGAATTTGGTCGTAGTTATTATTTAAGTCTTCCGCCTTAATCGCTGAGCCAGGGTAGAATGTAGCTTTCTTATTATCGTTGTTAGTGTTCCTGTAGATGATAACCTTAGCTCCATTTGCAGGAGCTGAGTTCATCTGAACTGTTGTAGCGTTGGCGAAAGAATATGCAGTTGTATCGACTCCATCAAGTTTTACCTTGACATCAGTAGTCGCTAAATATGGAAATGTGAAATTGTAGAGGACGGTTGAGCCGTCCCCCGTATAGTTATTTTGTGTTACAGCCATTTACGCTATGTTTAGGTTTGACTGAGTGGATTATTTAGGTAAGTTTTTTATTGCCTCTACTTCTTTTCTTACTTGAGCTTCTTGACCATATTGACCTTCACTTCTAAATTGATCTTCAAGCTTACCTAATGAATGTAAGGTATCTATTTGTTGAGCTTCACCTCCTAACTGTGGGTCTTGTAAAAGTAAGTCCCAAGCTGTTTGTTTAGCTGTTCGGAATATAGGCATGATGACTCTTCCATGAAGTGTATCTTTAGCCTCATAGTCTTTTTTACCTCTCTCCATTCGTTGAATTGAATCAATAATCTCAGGAGTCATTACCTTTGCAAGTTGAGCCTCAATATTCTGTTGACCCATATAGAATTGATATTTAGATTTAAGATCAGGTTTATTTTCAAGTATTTGTCCATCTGGACCTGAATTAAATGTTTGAACTAAGTTAAGACCACTCCTCATTAACAACTCTCTAGTTTCATTTGTTGCGCCTATGTTTAAGTTGATAGGTAGAATTGCATTTACTAGACGTGTCAGTGGATCCCAGTCTCTGAGCTTCTCTCCACTTAAAATGTCATATCTATAAGGTAAGAACTGATCTTTAGTAACCAAGTCAGCCCATAGGTTTCTATTCCCTATGCTTTGCCAGAAACCAGATTCAAGTTCTCTCATTCCAGGTGAGAAGACTTTACCAATCTCATTTCTAAGACCAGCTAAAGGTATTTGGTTATTGACTATGTTTGCTGCAGCTCTTGGTGTATCACCACCTTGAGTTGTGAATAGATCAGAGAGTTGTAGTAAACCAGCCATAAAGGATTTATTAACTACATTGGCTCCAACTAAATGAGCAAGTCTTCCATACCAGTTACCAACCCATTCCTCACCCATTACTTTCTGTGAGTCTGTTATATCAGCAGCTAAACTGAAGAATGCATTAAATGGTTCTAAGGCTTCATAACTAACATAAGAATCACCTATTTTAAATGATCTAGGTTGCCATCCTTGTTGAATCCAAGTATTTTTTAATGTCCTATCAGGGGGTCCATTACCAGTAATAGTACCGTTTAAAGCCATTGTACCTGCCATAGCTGCAAAGCTATAACCAATAGCCATACGTCCTCTAGCAGTAGCTTTAGCTACGTTTAAATCAGCTTGACTCTTAATACCATATTGCAACATCTCAGGATCATCCCAAGCTTTAGTGAATATATCGGTATGTTCTTTAATGACATTATTAAGCAATGGTGTGTACTTTGAAGTCATCATCAAAGCGTTAACACCTGTTCTTGCAAACAAGAAATAAGGCTTAAGGAATGGCATCTTGTCAAAGATCTTATCTATATCTTTGGCAACACCTGTTAGTTCTTTAGTTAGCTTTGCTTCATCAGCTGCAAATAGAGCCATCTCATCTGTAACTTGTCCATCAGCTGAGAACACCTTAGATTCAAAGTCTTGTTCAACTCTCCTAAGTAGATCTGGCATATCCTTATCGCTAACCATAATGCCTTGATCAGTTAGTTTTGTATAAACATCATTGAATGCAAGTTGTCTCTGCCTACCTCTACCAATTATCTGTGTAAAGTAGGTATCCATTGCTTTCATGGTTCGTGGACCATAATTAAAGAATGGAGATTTATTCAAGTTCCTCAAGTTATCAGCAATTAAAGCCATAGCCTTATCACCTTGAGTACCATTCTGATCGAAGTGAGACATCATTGCTCTCCACTCTTGATCAGCTGTTGTTTCAGTGAATCCTCTAAAGCCTTTTGTATCTAAGTTGTAGTTTTGGAAGTCAGCTACAGCTTTTCTCCAAGCCTCTGTCCGAGCATCCATCATCCCACCAAGGGATGCAGCTGCACTTCTAAAGGTCATTCCATCCATATCTCCTACAGCACCTATCATTGTTGCTACAGGTCTTAGTGCAGTACCTAAACCAGTACCTACTAATGCTCTAGCTACGGTCTTAGGTCCAGATAGTATTGAGTTAACCCCCATTACCATCAGTTCATTTAGGATGGCATTTCTTTGGTATTGATTACCATTCTTATAGCCATGTAGCTTGTTTCTAAAGAAAGCATCTAAGTCTTTGAAAGTCTGCTTATTACCGTTACCAGTAGCAGTAAAGTGTATAAATGATTCAAGTAAATCATTATCTACATCACCTTTTAGGAGTTGTTTAAATGTAGCTACTTCACTAGCTGCAGCATCAGAAGCGTTAGCTATGATTTGTTTAGTATCAAATTTACCTACTTTCTCTCCATCTCTAAACCTGCGTAGGTTATAAGATGATGCAATACTGGTTTCCTTTCTTAAACGAGCTATAGCTGAGTATCTAGATAATATTCCATCTAATAGTCCTCCAGGTGAGGAAGGACTGATTTGATCAGCAACACTTAAACTAGCTTTTGCTAAGTCTCTAGCTTCAAATAGAAGCTGACCAAGTACTACATCAGTAGCATTTAACTGAGCTTTGTTAAGTATTGGTAGACCTTCAATCAAAGTTGGGTTGGTATCTACATTCTTGATGTATGCAATGACATCCTCTTCAGGGATATCTATTAAACGACTATTACCTGAATCGCTAATAAATTTGAATACATCAGTAGCAGCATTCTTTAAATCTTCTTGAATGACCTTTGCATTAGATCCTTCATATAAAAGGTTATATGCAGGACTAGCTTGTAATTGTTTTGCTAAAGCATTTGTCTCTGCAAGCATCATACCTGGAGCTGTATATTCAGCTCTTCGTATGTTTGCTTCAGTGATAGTTCCCTCTGGTGATCCGTACTTTTGAGTAGGATTATTCCTGATCTCTATCATGTCTCTAACACCTTTAACAGGGTTAGATGTAGTGATTAAAGCTTGGTTATCAGAGATATCACCACCCTTGTAGTAAGCAGGGTTTTGACGTGAACTGTTAGTGCTTAAATCAAATTCAAGTTGCTCTACAGCTAGATCCTTATTTGCATCACCTTGTTTACGAGAATTAAGAGTAAAGTCTCTTTCATCTCCCCAATCAAGATTATTCTTCTCAGCATAGATCTTTCTAAAACCATCTCTTTGTTCATCAGTTAGAGCTTCCCAAGGTTTATTCTTAGTTCTCCATTCAGCAATAGATGGAACCTTAGCACCACCTCCCATTGGGGTTAATGCTCCTTTATCAAAAGACACTACAGCTGTTTTCTTAGTTTGTGGATTAACAAACCTAACCTTAGCTTTACCTTTCTCAAAACCTACTATTGTTCCGTAGTTCTCTCTATCAGCTGCTCTAACTCTTGTTCCTTCACTAAGTTTATTAGCTTGATTTTTAAACTTTCTATAAATGCTTTTCTCAAAAGTAGCCTTAGCTCCTTTATCAACTTGATTAGTTAATGTAGCATAATCAACATCACTACTATCATTAATAGCTTTATAGAGTTTATCAACATCTCCACCTGTGATTTTCTTAGCAGCTTTCTTCTTATTCTTAGCAACGGATTTAAGACCTAAACCCATCCCTTCAAAAGCTAAATCAAAGAACGCACCAATACCTAAACCTTCACCTATATTATAAGCTGACTTCATAGCTGGAGACATAGTATCCTGTGTAGCTATTGGTTCAAGTAATCCAGACCATTCAGGTTTTATATCAATAAGAGT